AGTATCTGCAATCTTCAAAGATAAAAAGAACGCTGATAAGTTCAATAGAAACAAACCATCAGATATCAAAAAACTTTTAGATTTAGCAAAGAAAACTAAATATCCAAAAGCAATCGATGAATCAGTAAACGAAGGTAAACATGATGTGATTTTGGATAAACTTGCTGGTATGGTAAAAAATTCTAAATCATTTATGGATGTTGGTAAAGAATTAAAAAAGAATGGAATCAAATATTCATTTGGTACATCACCACTTCCAATGTATATAATTGACAAGCCGGTAAAGATAGCAATTCTAAACAACAAATATGCAGATGGTGCTGAAAGAGTTGTTGGTACTACTGCAATTGGATTGATGGAATCAGTAAACGAAGGTATGTTTAAAGTAATCGACCAAATTAGACAAGATTCTAAAGATGCACGAGATTTTATCAAGAATGTATTTTCAGACCCAGACTTTAAAGACATGAAAAAAGACAAAGAGTTTTTAAAGTATCTTAAATCTATTTACGAGGGATTTTCAGTAGTAGAAGAATATGATGTAGAAACTCTTGAAGAAACTAAAGATTTTATCAACTTCATGAAAGAACAAAATAGTGACATTTACGCACTTAACCCAACTTTACAAGAAGCTGAGTATCAAGGTCGTGATGTTAAACTTGGTAAAATTATGCAAGGTGATGTTAAGAAGTTTAAAGTTTATGTTAAGAATCCAAAAGGTAATGTAGTAAAAGTAAACTTTGGACATGGTGGGTCTTCAGCAAAAGGTAAAACAATGTCTATTAAAAAGAATGACCCCGCTAGACGTAAAGCATTTAGAGCAAGACACAATTGTGATAATCCAGGCCCAAGACACAAGGCAAGATATTGGTCTTGTAGAAAATGGTAATTTACATTCATTAAATTATTTTTAATATTTATATACAAACAAAACAGTTATGAAAGTTATACATACTCATGTCGTAAATAACGACACACAATTAACTGAACTCGCTTTACTTACACAAACGTTAAGTGTACTCAGTTGGAAACACCATAATAAATCTGATAAGTTATGGTTATATACTGATGCTAAAACATTAGCTCAATATGAAAAATATGGAATCGATAGATTGTACGACCATATTGATACTTCTACAATGGAAAGATTTCCTAAAAATGTAAATACAAATATATTTCCATCAAGTCATAAAATGTGGGTATTTAAAAACCAAACCGCTCCATTCATATCACTTGATGTTGACTTTGTATTTCATGATACATTTCCACAAGACGCAGCGTCTCTTGGATTCTTACATTTAGAAAGTCCTACAACATACCCATTTCCAACAAAAATACAACCACCAAAAGATTTTAGTTGGACAGTTGACGAACTAACTGGTTTTGTTAATTCGTTACCATTAAATACATCTTTAGTAATGTGGGGTGATATTACATTCACACACAAATATGTAGATAGGTATTTTGAGGCAGTAACTAATACAGATGGTAAGGTATCAATAACTAAAGATGAAGCTATGTATATTTCACCTAACGCTGCACAACGAACTTTAGAACAATGGTTATTAGCAAGTTTAACTACTTTAGAAGAACTAACGAATAAAAACTTTACTTCTAAATCAATTGTACCTATGATAGCACATCCCGCAGGTATGAGACCACAAGATTACAATATTCCAGTGGATAAGTTTACAGAAACAGTTAATAATACAATGTTTGCTTTATTAGGTGCGAGAAGTTCATATGAGCAAGAAAACTATGAAGTATATTCAACTTTACTAAAAACTATAAGTGGTTCAATAGGAGCTATTATACCACATTTTGAAGATGATACTTTATTTGATATATTAGAAGCAATCATGGATGATGCACGAAAAGTACCAAATGAAAACCAAGAAGAAGCCGTTGAAGTTACCGAAACAAATGAACAACAAACGGTTAAAAGTGATTAATTAATTTTATTCACATATTTATTAAATAGTTCCTCATATGGGGACATAAAACAAGTTAAACAATAAAAAGGTAGATTATGACCACATTTTTAATTATTTTAGGTGTATTAGTAGCATTAGCTGGAGTATACCTATACTTTATCAAATCAGGAAAGATTGCAGATAAAGATGGTGATTTAGTAGCTGACGTAGTTGAAGACAAAATCGAAGACGTTAAAAAAGTAACTAAAGAAGTAAAACGTAAAGCAAAAAGAGAAAAAGAAGAATTAGCAGACGTAAAAAAAGAAGCTAAAGATTTAGTAAACCAAGTTGATGACGTAGTTGACGCTGTAAAAGGTAAACCAAGAAAAGGTAGAAAACCATCATCAGGTTCAGGCAAAGGGCGTGGAAGAAAAACTTCAGGTTCAGGCAAAGGGCGTGGAAGAAAAACTTCAGGTTCTGGAAAAGGACGTGGAAGAAAAACTTCAGGTTCAGGTAGAGGTAAGGGTAAAAGCTAATAAGGAATTACGATGAAAAAGTTTGTAGGTAATATACAAACATTAGTAATTCTTGTTTTAGTAATATTAGTCTTATTAAAAACTTGTGGTAGTGGTGATGAAGTTACTACTGAAAAAGTTGTTACCAAAGTAGAAGTAAGGTACGATACTTTAGAAGTTGAAAAAAAGGTTTTTGTACCTAAAATTAAGACTGTAGTACGAACTAACACTATTACTGATACTGTTGTACTAAAATCACGAATCGATACTTTAGCAATACTAAAAGATTATTACAATAAGTATGTTTATCAAGATACCCTTAAGTTAGATAGCTTAGGGTATGTTGTTATTATGGATACTATTAGTCAAAACAAAATCTTTAGTAGAAAATTCGATAGTCAAATACTAATTCCTACGACTACAATCACTAATGACATTTACTTAAATCAAAGTAAATTTTTTGGTGGTGTTAGTATAGGCGGAAACAAATCTCAAATAAACTTTTTATCTGGAGACTTACTTTACAAATCTAAAAAAGATAATGTATATGGAGTTGGTCTTGGTGTAAATCAGAATTTAGAACCAATCGTTATAGGTAGAGTCTATTGGCGAATCCAATTCGGTAAAAAGTAAATTATGGCTAAGTCTATAAAAGAAATAATAAAAGAAGAGTACGTTAAATGTGCTAAAGACCCTGTATATTTTTTCAAAAAGTATTGTTATATACAGCACCCATCTCGTGGTAAAATTCTTTTTAATTTATACGACTTTCAAGAAGACTTAATGTCAGCCGTATCTGATAAACGATTCAACGTAATCCTTAAATCACGTCAGTTAGGTATATCAACATTATCAGCCGGATATTCTCTCTGGCTTATGTTGTTTCATGAAGATAAGAATGTATTAGTAATCGCAACTAAACAAGAGGTAGCTAAAAACTTAGTTACCAAAGTTAGATTCATGCATCAAAATCTACCATCATGGTTAAAAGGACAAACGGAAGAAGATAATAAATTATCGTTACGATTAAAAAACGGGTCTCAAATTAAAGCAACTTCTGCAGCAGGTGATGCTGGTCGTTCTGAAGCATTATCTATGTTGATTATAGATGAGGCTGCTTTTATTGATAACGTTGAAGAAATATGGACATCGGCCCAATCCACACTTTCTACGGGTGGGGGTGCTATCGTACTATCCACCCCGAATGGTGTTGGTAATTGGTTTCACAAAGTTTGGTTACAAGGTCAAGCAGGTGAACAATGGAATCCAATAGAATTACATTGGTCGGTACATCCTGATAGAAATCAACAATGGCGAGACGAACAAACAAAGTTACTTGGTGAAAAGGGAGCAGCACAAGAATGTGATTGTGACTTCATATCATCTGGTTATACAGTTGTTGAGGGTTCTACATTACAATGGTATGAAGAAACACACGTTAAAGACCCAATTGAAAAACGAGGGTTTGATGGTAACTATTGGTTATGGGACTACCCCAACTACTCTAAAGACTATGTAGTAGTTGCCGATGTTGCTAGGGGAGATTCATCCGACTATTCAGCATTTCATGTATTTGATGTAGAAACAGTAGAACAAGTTGCTGAGTATAAAGGTAAAATTGAAACAAAACAATATGGGGCATTTCTAACTTCAGTTGCAACTGATTGGAACAACGCATTACTTGTGATTGAAAACGCAAATATTGGATGGGCTGTAATTCAAGAAGTTATAGACCGAAACTATCAAAACCTATATTATTCATATAGAGAGTTGGGATATATCGATGAAGATATTCATTTACGAAAAGGATTTGACTTAAAACGTAAAGATGATATGGTTCCTGGCTTCTCAATGACAAGTAGAACACGACCATTGGTTATATCAAAATTAGATACTTATATGAGAGAAAGAACACCTGTTGTACGTTCTAAACGTTTAATAGATGAACTTTTTGTTTTTATATGGAATGGTAGTAGAGCAGAAGCTCAACGAGGTTACAATGACGATTTAGTAATTTCATTTTCAACAGGTCTATGGGTAAGAGATACTGCATTGAAATTAAGACAACAAGGTATGGATTTAACAAGAACTACCTTGACTCATATGAGAAAAAACTCACCGGGAGCATATACTAATAGAAACCTTGGGACAGACCCATGGAAGCATAAAGACCCGAGGGGTAATGACCAAGATTTAACTTGGTTACTATAAATTTGGATATAAACTATTTTTTTTGTATATTTATACATTGTAGACGTATATAAAATAATTAGAAAACGATATTATGGCAGATAAATCATTATTTGGTAGGTTAAAGAAACTATTTAACACTCAAGTTGTAGTTCGTAGAATCGGTAAGGGTAGAACCCAAACTATCGATACTCAGAGGCTACAGTCGTCTGGTAACCTTAGAGGTTCATCGTATTACGATAGATTTGGTAGATTACATACTACACGAAGACATTGGGAAACGTATAACAATCAATTTAACTACCATTCAAATAAATTAGAATTATATACAGACTATGAAGCGATGGACAAAGATTCAATCATCGCATCTGTGTTAGACATCTATTCAGATGAATGTACTCTAAAAAACGATATGGGTGATGTAATCCGTATTAAATCAAATGACGAGAACATTAAAAAAATATTAAACAACTTATTTTACGATGTATTAAATATTGAGTTTAACCTTTGGTCATGGATTAGAGGTATGAACAAATATGGTGATTACTATTTACACCTTGATATTGAAGAGGGTGTTGGTATTGTAAACGCTTCACCAATGTCGGCATATGAAGTTGAACGTGAAGAAGGGTTCAATCCTGAAAACCCATATGAAGTAAGATTTAAGTTAGGTTCTATGGGTGCGGCTCATGGTGCTACTGTAAATAAAAATGCTGAGTACTTTGAGTTTTATGAAATGGCTCACTTTAGACTCATGGCAGATACAAACTTCCTACCATATGGTCGTTCACTATTAGAAGGTGCAAGAAAGACTTGGAAACAATTAACTCTTATGGAAGACGCAATGATGATTCATAGAATTATGAGAGCTCCTGAAAAAAGAGTATTTAAAATAGACGTAGGTAATATTCCACCAGGTGAAGTTGATAATCATATGAGAAGTATTATTGACCAAATGAAGAAAGTTCCTTACTTAGACCAAAATACAGGTGATTACAATCTTAAGTTCAACTTAATGAATATGTTAGAAGATTACTACCTACCTGTAAGAGGTGGTCAAAGTGGTACTGAGATTGATTCTTTACAAGGAATGGAGTTTGGTGGTATTGATGATATCGAATACCTAAGAAACAGAATGATGGCAGCACTTAAAGTTCCAAAAGCATTTATTGGATATGAAGAAGGTGTTGAGGGTAAAGCAACTCTTGCACAAGAGGATATCAGATTTGCAAGAACTGTTGAAAGATTACAAAAAATCATTCTTTCAGAATTAACTAAAATAGCTGTTGTACATTTATATTCTCAAGGATATGAAAATGCAGATTTAGTAAACTTTGAATTAGAATTGACTAACCCATCAATTATATACGAACAAGAAAAAGCAAACCTTTGGTCTGAAAAAGTTAGTCTTGTTAGTGATATGAAAGACCTTAAAATGGTTTCACAAGAATGGATGTATAAGAACATATTTAATATGTCTGATGATGAGTGGAAACTTGAACAAGGTAAAGTTATCAATGATATCAAGTTAGGATTTAGACATGGGCAAATTGAAGACGAAGGTAATGACCCAGTTAAAACTGGTGAGTCATTTGGTACTCCACATGATTTAGCCGCAATGTCACAACAACAAGGTGATAATGGTCAACCTAAAGAAGAGGGTGGTTCACCTGAAGGTGGGTTCGAAGGAGCAGGTAGACCTAAAGAACCAGGTACTTACAAAACGGATGACAATCCATTTGGAAGAGACCCACTTGGTCAGAAAACAGATATAAAACCAGCTACTACATATGACAAGTATAAAAATTCACCACTAGCATATGAACAAAAAGAAGCGTTGTCATCGTCTCTAAAAAAAGTTAAACGTAAAACACGAAGTGTAATCGTTGAATCTTTAAAGGAAGAGGCTAAAAACACCGATAATGGTGGTTTATTAGATGAATCTAATTTAATAGATGACACGGTTTAGTTTATTTTTAGATATTTATATTGTAGTTGTTAATAACAAGGTAGAGAAATGGGAAAATTAAAACATAGTAAATTTAAAAATACAGGCATATTGTTTGAACTATTAGTCAGACAAATCGCATCTGATACATTGTCAGATAAAACTTGCTATGCTACTGAGATTATCAAAAAACATTTCAGAAAGGGTAGTGAGATTGCAAAAGAATTGAGTTTGTATCAGGCACTAACAAAAGAAAATTTTGATTCTCAATATAAGGCACAAGAGTTTTTAAATATAGTTCTTAAAGAAAGAGCTAAACTTAACGAAAGTATTCTAAGAAGACAAAAGTATAATGTAATTAAATCTATCAAAGAATCATATAATATAAATGACTTCTTTAAGTATAGAGTAACAAATTACAAAGAAATGGCATCTACCTACAAGCTATTTGAAAACAACGAATCTACATCTCCCAAAGACTACGTTGAATGTAAGAATACAATCTTCGAAGCAATCACAACTAACAAAGTTGTAATCGCAGAAGAAAATGTAAATGAAAAATACAATAAACAACCTAAAGAGGTTAGACTATTGGCTTACAAATTTTTAGTAGATTCTTTTAACTCTAAATACTCAAACCTATCTAATGACCAAAAAGGAATTTTAAAATCGTATATCAACAATATCGATAATTCAGGTGATTTAAGAAAGTTTGTAGTTGCTGAAGTTGCTAAACTAAGAAGAGAATTAAAAAAGATAAAGATTACTGATAAAGTAACTGAAATAAAATTAAACGAAACTATTAATCTTATTGGTGAACTTACTAAAAACAAAGTAGTAAACGAAAATCAAGTTCTTGCTTTGTTAAGATATCATCAATTACTTCAAGAACTAAGGAGAAAATAATGTCGAGATTTTTATTAGAACAACTTGATAAAAAATTTACTGAGTTAGAAGAAAAGAAAGATGTTTTACTTGGACAAGAGGTAGATGAAGAAGAAACTACTGATGAGAATAATGTTACAGGTAATTTAGATGGGGGAGCAGGCCCACCAAAGACTCCAAAAGCATTTGCAAAATCTGAAGACCACTTAGACAATAATCATATTGAAGTACTTGGATATAAAAAAGCTAAAAAATCTAAATCAAACTTTGAATCAGTATCAAGAATGGAAGCTAACTTAGAAAAGTTAATTGAAGCTACTTACAAAGAATACAAGAGTGATGATTCTATGAAGGCTCATCAGAAAGTAAACAACTCAATCAAAGAGATTAATAGATTGATGTGGGAAATTACTAAAATTGTAAATCAAAATACAAAATTAAAAACTGAAACAGGTGTACACACTGGTCAGTATTGGAAATCTACACAAAAACGTTTTGGAAAAATATCTGAAAGAATGTTGAAGGTTGCTCGTAAATTAAAAGAATTGAGTGCATAATATGTCGTGTGGATGTAACAAAAATAATATAAACGAAGAATTGGAAATTTCGGATATCCAACAAATCAGAAGTTTAATTCGTAAAGAATTAGCTAGAGTATTTTTTGATTTATACCGTAAGAAAAAACAATGGGAGTCATAATGAAGCAACTATTGATTGATACAATGGTATTTGAAGTAACACCTACTATGTTGGCAGAAGCAAAAGCTGAACATGGTAGATTTTTGGTTAGTGGAGTTCTACAAAGAGCTGACGCTAAAAACCAAAATGGTAGAGTGTACCCAAAAAATATACTTGAACGTGAAGTAACCAAATACATCGGTAGAGAAATAAAAGAAAACCGAGCATATGGAGAATTAGACCATCCAGAGTCATCAGTAGTAGAACTTAAAAATACATCACATATTGTCAGAAGTGTTAAATGGTCTGGTAATGATGTAGTTGGTACGGTAGAAATTTTAAATACTCCTTCAGGAAAAATATTACAAGAAATAATTAAAGCTGGTTGTACCGTGGGTATATCCTCACGAGGGATGGGTTCGGTTAAACAAATTAGAGAAGATGGAACTGTTGCTGTGGAAAATGATTTTGATTTGATATGCTGGGACTTTGTTTCCAACCCATCTACTCACGGCGCTTTCTTAACACCTACAAATGAAGGTTTGATAAAAGAGGGTGTTTCGCAAAAAAATAATACTTATAGATATAAAAAAGCACAAAACATCATGAGAGACATCATCTGTGAAGTTGGTGGATATTGTGAATGTTACTAATAGGGATTTATTATGAAATTAAAAAACTTACTTAACGAATCATCGAAATCTTACAAAAGAATGAATATTGGTGAAGAAGAGCAAGAAAAGAAAATGACTTCTGAAGAAAAGAAAGCATTCCTTGAAGCTGTATCTGCATACAAAAAATTCGGTGAAGCTATTTACAGAAATGGTGACCTTATGGAAACGTACAGTTCTATTAAGAACATCGTAGAAAATGCAAACAAGGTAACACTTGAAGAAACTGGTGATTGGTTTGACAGAGTTACAGTCAATAGACATATGAAATCCATGAACGAGTCATTTAAAGTATTTACTAATACTATAAAAGAAGTTCATACCTTACAACAAAGAATGGAGTCTACTTATGATGAAATCGGTGAAGTACTTTCGAAATATTATGAAATTAAAGAAGGAAATGAATTCGGTGCTGAAAGAGCTAAAGCAATCGCTAAAGGCGAAGATGAGTTCGAAGTAGATGGTAAAAAGTATCCTGTAAAAGGTGTTGATAAAGACGATAAAGAAAATGCTAAAGAATTTACAAATGAATCATTTAGATTAAAAGACATTCTTAATGAATCATTTGGTCTTGGTGAATTACCATCATCTAAATCAATCAAGATGAAAAAGTCTTTAAAAGAAATCGAAGCAGAAGAA